GATAACTACATCGCCCGCGCCAACGCTCTCATCCTTGTCGAGGCCAAAAAAGACCGTGAGGCGCGCATCGCCGAGAGCCTGGCTACGCTCGTCGCGGTCAAGAAGCGGGCCTACGCGATTGACGACCTGACGAACATGCGGGCGGCTGTGGCGGAAATCTCCAAACTGTTCGGGGACTATCCGGCGCAGAAGATGAAAGTCGAGACGTGGGAAGACGAAGTCATCCTACTTTTGAGAAGCGGAAAAGTGAACCAGGCTGATGTCTATGCAGAATTTGGAGACACCGACAAAGCTCGCCGCCTTGTTGTCGCCGCAGGCTTACTACCAGATGAAAGTCGAGCGGCTCAAGGCGAAGGCAAAGACCTGGACGCCTCGCCTGCGGACGCCGCACCCGGAGCAAGCCAAATTCATTGACTCGCCCGCAAAGCGCAAGGTCATCCGGGCGGGGAGACGCGGCGGCAAGACGGTCGGCGTGGCGATCCAGGCCGTGCGAAAGTTCATGGACGGGCGGCGCGTTCTGTACGCCGCGCCCACCGAGGAGCAGGTAAGCGCGTTTTGGTACGAGGTCAAGCAGGCGCTGCAAGACGGGATAGCCTGCAAGGAACTTTACAAAAACGAGACCGAGCATGTCATAGAGCGGCCCGGCACAAAGAACCGCATCAGGGCCAAGACGGCGTGGAATCCAGACACCCTGCGCGGCGACTATGCCGACTACCTGATACTCGACGAACACCACCTCATGGCCGATGACACGTTTGACAAGGTGGGCGCTCCGATGATGCTCGACACGAACGGCGATACCGTGTTCATCTACACGCCGCCCAGCGCGCGCACGGCTGGAATGAGCAAGGCGCGGGACAAGATGCACGCGGCCAAACTGTTCAAAAAGGCGGCGGCGGACACGACGGGCCGCTGGGCTACCTTTCAATTCAGCAGCCACGAGAACCCGTTCCTGAGCCGTGAGGCGCTCTCGGAAATCGCGCGCGACATGACCGAGCGGAGCTATCGGCAAGAGATCATGGCCGAGGACTTGGAAGACACGCCGGGCGCGTTGTGGAATCGGGAAATGCTGGAAGCGTTGCGCGTTTCGCAAATGCCGGCGCTGACCCGGATCGTCGTGGCAATTGACCCCAGCATCAGCGGGAGTATTGACGCAGACGAGGCCGGGATCGTCGCGGCGGGCCTGGGCGTGGACGGGCATGGATACGTGATCGAGGACGCGACGATTCGCGGGTTGCCTTCGCAGTGGGCAATGGCGGCAGTCTCGCTTTACAACAAGCACCGCGCCACGGACCTTGTGGCGGAATCGAATCAAGGCGGCGAGATGGTTCGTTTGACGATAGGCACGATCAAGGGCGCTCCGCCGGTGAAGCTGATCCACGCCAGCGAGGGCAAAGTCGCGCGGGCGCAGCCGGTTGTGGCGCAATACTCGCCGGTTGACGCAGACGGCCTTCCACTGCCGGGCCGGGTACATCATGTCGGTTTCTTTACTGAGTTGGAAGACGAGCTGTGCAACTGGCTGCCGGGGATGAAAAGCCCTAACCGACTTGACGCTGTGGTGTGGGCGCTGACCGAGCTAATGCTAGACCAGCACACCTTGACCTACGTGATGTAACCATGAATCACTACCATTGGGCCTGGCTGTGTTCAATCATCTGTCTATGCCTGACTCCACTCGTCGGTATGCTCGCCGATGTGGCAATCTGGCGTGTTGTGGCGGCGCTGGCTTGCGAGTTCGGGATAGCGTTTCTCATCAGTGCGTGGGGCGAGGCTTATGAGCGCGCCCTTCGCAATCGGAGTGACAGACTATAGCAAACATCTTGACTCGGCTCATTGACGCAACCGCTATGAAGGCGGCGCTAGTCGGGAGCGACTTTTACCCGCCGGCGCGCAACTCGTTCGCGTGGGGCGACCAGGCGCAGTCATTTGGAAGGCACGCTCGTCAGGACGCGCCAACGGCCGCAATGCAATCGGCCTGGTTCTACGCCGATGTCAACGCGATTGCGAGCGAATCGTCGTCGCTGCAATTGCTCGTCGAGGAACGTAGCGAGGGCGGATGGCAGGAGGTTCCAGATCACGAGTTCGCCAAGTTATGGGCCGCGCCCAACGCAAACATGGGCCGAGGATTCATCATCCAATTTTGGGTGTGGCAACTATACCTGTTCGGAAAAGCGTTCCTATATTTCGCGCCCGACGCGAGTGGCACGCCACGCGAGATGTGGCCGCTGCCGTCCGCGCGCGTCAAGCCGGTGGGAAGCTCTGACAAGTTCATTGACCACTATGAGTACGTGGTCACGAAAGACAACCGGCGTGTCACATACGAGATACCGCCCGAACTGATTTGCTACTCCCGATTTGTGAATCCCTTCGACCCCCGCGACGGGATGGCGCCGCTCGTCGCCGCTGGCCGCCCAATCGAAACGGACTCTGAGATGACGCGCAGCAATTTGGAATTCTTTGGGCAGGGAAACGCCCAGCCGTCCGGGATATGCCGCATCAGCGGAACGACGGGAGACGCCGACTTTCTGAGATTGCGGGATGACATACAAAGCAATTTCGGGCGCGGGCAACACAAGACGCTATTCGTCAGAGGCGACGACATTGACTACAAAATACTGCAATGGTCTCCCGCCGACATGATGTTTACTGATTTGCGGGCCGTATCTGAACGCGAGATACACCGGGCCTGTGGTGTTCCCGATGGGTATTGGTCAGACAAGGCGAACCGCGCCAACAGCGAGCACGCCGACCAGGTGCTCATCAACTCGGTGATCTGGCCCATAGCGTCAAACTTTGCTGAGGACATCCAGGCGCAGATTATTACTCCGCACTACGGAGAGAACACGCGCGGGCGATTTCGTGACATTCGCCGGCGCAATGTGGATTTGGAGATCCGCGAGCTGGCCGCCAAGAAGGACTTTTACACGGTCGAGGAGCTGCGGACTCAATATCCACCGCCGAAAGTTTCCGAGGCGGCCTGGTTGGGCGGCGATGCTGCCGATCCCCGCAATGGTATGCTGCTCGTGGAACTGGCAAAGCTGCAGCCTTCGCCCACTGAGCCGGACGCGCTTGCCCCGTCGTCTGAATCTCGTTCCGAAGCGGCGTCCGGCGGAGCGAAGGCGCTCTGGATGAAAAAGGCATTGCATCGTCTCAAAGCGGGCAAGTCCGCCGCGTGTCAATTTGAGAGCGATGAAATTGACGACGGCGAGCACGCCAGAATCTCTGACGCGCTTGCGGCCTGCAAGACGGCCGACGAAGTGCGCGCCGTGTTTGACCCTGCCACGCTGGATACGCTGGTGGCCGAGGTGCGGTCCGCGCGCCTGGCGCTGGAGGCGGCGTGATAGGCTTTGACGAGCCGAAGGAAAAAGTGGTAAAGTCAGAGAATAGAGAACTAGCGAACGCGTTCTGGCTGGCTCTAAACCACGTCGAGCAGTGGATTGGCACGCAGCCGGGCGCGGTGACGGTTGCCGGCGCGTTCGCGCGCAAAGCCAAAGCCGACTTTGACCGCGACAAGTGGGAGCAGGACTTGCAGGCGGCTTTGTCGAAAGCCGACGACGCGACCCGCAAGCGGGTGCTGGCGGCCATTGGCGACCCGCCCGACCTGGCAAAGCTGCCGCGCGGCTTTTGGGACGACGTGCGCGCCGGCTACGCCGCCGTCATCATGCCCGAACTCGAAGCGGCGTTCCTGGACGCGGCGCGTGCTTTTATTGAGAGCGAGCCAAGCATCGGCGTCAATTGGGACTTGGTCAATCGGGACGCATCGCAGTGGGCAGCGTCTTACACGTTTGAGCTTGTCAAGGGAATCACCGGCACGACGCGGGACGCGCTGCAAGAGAAGGTCGCCGCGTATTTCAAGGCGCCCACGACAATCGGCGCGTTGCGGGAGAGCATCGGCACGCTGTTTGACCCGGTGCGGGCGGAATCTATTGCGATCACAGAAATCACCAGGGCAGCGACGAGCGGAGAGGCGGCGGTAGCAAATCTACTGGAACTGGACAGCGGGATAGTCATGGAGGCGGTGTTCAATACGCTAGAGGATGAACGCGTCTGTCCTACTTGCGGTGACTTGGACGGCAAGGTGGTAGAGAGCGAAGACTATGCTCCTGTTCATCCGCGTTGCC